TTTAGTAGTCTGGATGAGAGCCATATCCGTAATCAGAGATATCGTAAAGCCAATCGTCAGGATTAGATTCAAGATATCTGGCTTCATTCCATAGAACTGCTGGTTTACAAGCACCCCAGCCCCATTGCTTCTTCCATCTATCATTTGTATCAATCACACCCCATGGATCATTTGATGGGCACTGATGAGGTTCATATTTCATAGGTGTTGCATTGGGATACACTCGTACATTTTGAGAACCAGTAAATCCTAATGAACCACTGTCTATCTCGCTTCTAAAAGCGCGTTCGACTGTTTGTGCAAATCTTGTACCTTCTCCCACGGTACACGTGATTGTGAAGGCTCCATTTGAAGGATTGCCAAGATCGCAATTATCAGGTACATCTGTAAAGCTATCGGAACCTTCATTGACTGCGGCAAATGTAACAGCGGCACTTTCTGCTTGACCTAAATTTTCTGCTCTCTTCTGTGCCTCGAAGGGAGCGATTGACATTTGCATCATCATAGGAGCCGAAGCTCCCATGATTGATACGCCAACGATAGCTGACATAATGTTCATGAACTACCTCAAGGAGTGGTTGTAACAGGAGTAGCGACAGGAGTTCCAGGAATTCCAGATTCAAGTGTCACTGTGTGAGTGTTGATTGGACCAGTGTAAGCATAAGCGGCATCAGCGGCACAGGTGATAGCTCCATTAGTAACGTCTCCTGTAGCAACTGCTGCAACGTCACCACCAGATGGATCAGTAGGACTAGAAATCAATTCAATGGAGCAGGTTTTAGCTGCGTTCACTGCGGCTTGAAGTGCGGTGTTGTCCTTAGCTGTGTCTTGTGCCTTCAACAATTGAGGAAGGGCAACTCCAGAAAGAACTCCAACGATTGCCACCACGATCATCAATTCGATCAGGGTGAATCCGTTCATCTTTTTGCCTTTCTTTTCGGCAATCTTTTGGGCGAGAACTTTTTGAAAAGTGGTCATTGTTATAAAGTGGTGGAGGTGTTTCCTCCGTTCTTTATTATCTTATCTGCGTAGAAGGTCTGATTTCATAAGGTGGTGATTAGAGTTATCTGAGAAGTTCTCATAAAAAAAGGATACAAACCTCAGAGTTTGTATCCATCGTTGAAACTTGTATTTGTGACCGAAACCCAGGAGTTCTGAAAGCCATTGAGATGTTCTCTTCCCCAAAAGATTACATCATCCTTATAAGGTCCTGAGCATAATCCATTCCCGTCCTTATCTCTTGCTTGATAGGTTCCCCATCTTGTTGTATGAATGATGAGCTCACCATTATCAAACGATTCAATTGATTCTGCCATTAGTCTGTCAACCCCACTTTTTCATCTTCCTCAATAAGTTCTTTCTTGTTGAACCCAAACGGTCCTTCTTTATCTTCCATTTTGAGACGGAGGGCAAGTCCACCAACAGCCTCCATAACCTTCAGGATATCCTCTGTACGGGCTCCTTCTCCAAGTTCCTTGGCAACGTACCAATACTTGTCCCAGAACTGCTCACCAGCCTTCTGGTAGTCTTCTAATGTCAGTGTTTTCATAATTCACCTGTGTATTGAAAGTGTTGTAAGGTTTCTTTGAGACTACCGATATGTTTAAATCCCACGGCAACCTGTGGATAAGTTGCCTCAGGACCAAACTCAGCAAGAAACTCTGCTTTTGTGAAGTCACGCCCTAAGACATACACCACAAAAGGATGCTCTAAGCTTTGTAAGAGGCACGTGACACGATGACACTCCTGAGTGCCATCTGAATATACTATGGCAAGTTCACTCATTTTCCTCATCTCCACACCACGTTTTGTTCTGTCCAACCAATTCCCAAGCAAATTCAGTTGGTTCTCCAGTAGCTTCAGTTGCGAGTCTGACTGCTTCCTCATGATTACTGTAGGCACGATAAACACAGTAATCGTTAGCCCACACTCTTGGAAACTGGGTTAATGCCATGGCAAGTAAGATTTCAGTCATAAATCTCCTTCTTGGCGATTTTCAGAATACCAGGCTTCAAACTCCCCACCTGGATAACGCTTCTTGAGTTTATCGATGTTCATATCAACAACCTCATCAAGGCTTGTGTCCAGTGCAATCAGGCATTGAATAACATACCACATCACATCACCGAGTTCACGCTTGAGATGGTAGACTGTCTCATCGTCCCACTTCTTTCCTTGAAAGATAAGCTTCTTGACGATCTCCATAATTTCACCACCTTCTGAGTTGATACCAACTGCTCCTGTCAGGAGGCGTTCAATATTAGCACCTTTCTCATCCAATGAAACCAGACGATCACTGAGAGAGATGAAGTCGCGAGACTCGTCAGAAGTAACAGCATCGACAAATGCTGTGTATTTTTCAAAATCAATGTGCTTTGTCATAATTCAAGTTTGATTGCTTCAGATTGAGGGAGGGATTGTTGCATTGGCAACTCTTGGTCTTTGATTGTGATGTGTGGAACATCAACAGTCGTGGGTTGTGGAGGAAAGATTTGTTTTACAGTGGCATCTGGATGAATCTCCAATGCCCTTTCTACATCTTTTAAAGTTCCACAATGAATCTTCTCTAGTCCATTGGGATGATTCTTAAACCTAACCTCAAAGTAATGAGGTAGATGGATCCCAGCGAGAAAGTTTTCTTTTATGAAAGGTGCTAATTCACCTTGATGTTTACGAGTTGTCATACCCATCAGAAATTGAAGTCAGCGAATGACTTTGTTTTAAATTTAGGTTCTTCATCATTATATTGGAAATCAGGCTTAGAATCAAGTATATCATCCTGAGCAGACTGCTCAACATCATACAACCTCATCTTAGCTCTGTCAATGCCTACGACAAACTTGCGGTGCATCGTCGGATCATTATAACGATTCTTCAGTTGCTTCACCATGATCTGACCCATCGACTCCAGCTCATCATTAGAGATGAGAGCGAACATGAAGTCAGCTGTGGCTGGCAGTCCGAATGATTCAGATGTGTCTGTCAATGAGACATCAGTTGAACTGAAGCCAGACCTCGTTGTCTGTGTTGCTGAGATGATTGGAACCTTATATTTTACTGCGAGACCCCGCAATTCTTCGGCAATAGCTTTGACCACAGTATAGCTATTGACGTTGGAACCAGGACGATACCGACTAGAGTTGCATATGTTAAGATAATCAATGAAGATGATATCAGGAACGAAACTTTGCTTGAGTTGTAATTCTTTGATGAGTGCGTCGAAGTGTCCTGCATGTGCTGAAGCTGTGGGGTATTCTTTGATAAAGAGTTGACCTTGGGTCTTCGCCTGTAAACTACTTATCTTTGTTTCAAACATCGGTCTAGGAATCTCTACGATGTCCTGGATGTTTGTGTTGAGGAGGTTCGCGTCAATGCGCTCAGCAATTCTCTCCTCCGCCATTTCAAGAGTGATGTAGAGAACGTTCTTCCCTTGCAAGAGGACGGAGCTAGCGAATGAGCACATGAATAAAGACTTTCCGACGCCCGTACCAGCAAGAGCGACATTGAGAGTTTTATTAGGGATCCCACCTTTTGTAATCTTGTCAAAGTATTCGAGTCCAAAACTGATTCGCTCTTCTTTTGTGTGATAGAAGTCATATCTTTCATTGTAGTCATTTAAGTAATCGTGCCCGACATGCGCGTCAAAGCTAACTGCCAGCGCTTCACTAAGAAGCGCAGGAATCGCACCACGATCCTCCTCACCCTTGCCATCATGGATTGAGATTGACTCGAGTAATGCGAGGTAAACTGCTCGCTCTTTACACCATCTCTCAGTTTCATCTATCAGAAACGAAAGATCCTGTCGTTGATGTCCTTCGCTATTGAAGACAGACTCGGATACCTGTCCAATCGCCTTGAACTCTTCGTCGCTAACACCTGAGAGAGATTCGATTCCAATTGCAATTGCTTCCTTCGTTGGGGTGGTATCGTATTTAAGAAAGTGTTCCTGACAGAGTTGAAATACAGTGCGTCCTGCGGACGTCTCAAAGTAAACGTCCTTAACATACGGAAGTACCTTTCTGGTGTAATCCTCTTCATAATAAAGACCTTTTAGGATAAGTGATTCGATAGATGATATCATGCGTAATGCAGATACGTAGAAATAATGTATTTGGTTCCATCCGTGACGGGAAGACCTGCGTGAGGATATTGCCACGTGGGAGGGAATACTAGTATATCACCTTCTTTAGGTTTTATTAAACCGTGATCAAACTCAGTCTCTCCTCCTTCAAAGTCGTCATTGAGATAGAATAAAAAAGCCAGCTGTCTTTTAGCTGACTCGGGATCCCCGACATCCACATGAGTTCTGAATTGTTGAGGTCCAGTAAACAAGCTGTTAGCGGTGTATCGTTTAATTCTGAATTCTTCTAAAGCATTCAATGCAAAGAATTCATTATAATCTGAAAAATCATTCAAATAACGAGCAGCTGTCGTCATTGTGTAACTGACCAATAATTCAATCAATTCAGGAAAATGCTCATTGATGTTCAACTCCCTGAAATTCTTAACGTCATCATTCCTTAGAACATGAAAAGATTTACTCTCCTCAAAGACATTGATGAGAGCTTTACATGCTTCAGGTGACACGACATTGTATTGTTTTACAAAATCATGAAGCTTCATTGTTGTGCATGATGTAGATTTCAAGGACATCAATAATCTCTTCGCGAGTGAGCTCAGGGAACTCTTTCACGAAGTAATCAATCTCCTCCTCCGTAACTAAATGTGGTTCTGGCGATTTCATCGAGTTTGTCAAGGACTTCTGGTGTGAAATAAGTGTCGGGTTCCGCAAGGATTGCTTTAGCATATAACTTCTTACCATCGATTTCGTATCGGCCTGCGATGTTCTTCCACAGACCGCCCAGTTCACCCAATTCGAGTAAACCATAGAATTTGTCAAGCCCTCTCGCATCATAATACAATCTGACGATGACTTCTTGATTTTCTTTACTTAGACGCGACTTAGCAGTCTTAGCCTTGATAAGGTTTCCGATGACTGCCTTTCCATCCTTCTCTTTCTTCTTGCTGAGATAGATAATTGAACTCGCTGCATACTTGAGTCCAGAACCACCCCCCATTTCTTTAGTTGGTACGTAAGCTCCGATGACATCGTAAGTGTGGTTGGTAACAATAAGTGGCACATTTGCTTGTCCGAGTTTAAGGGTGAGCATTCTAAATGCACCTTTCACAAGAGTGGATTTAGTCATGTCCTTGACTTGTTTATCAGCCAAAGCATCTCCAATCTCTTTCTCTGTGGAAAGCATTCCAAGACTGTCCAGAACAAACATCATTGGCTGACGTTCATCTTTGTCCAGTTTCATATACTTATCAACACACTGAAGAGCCTTAGTTCTAAACTCTTCAATGGTGACCACATTCATGACAACAACTCTGTCAGTGTCAATGTCTCTGTCCTGAAGAAGACTCTTGGTAATAGCAGACTCGGTATCGTAATATACGCAAATAGCATTAGGATCAGAATCAAGGAAGTTTCGAACCACGGCGAGTGAGAAGAAAGTTTTTCCCGTACTGCTTTCACCAGCGATTGCAGTAATCTTATTACGAGAAAAACCGCCGTAGATAGAGCCAGAAACAAGAGCATTGAATATGTACGAACCTGTGTCCACATATTCTTCAGTCTCATCAATATTGGATGCGAGTGAGGCGTATTCATTGCCGACATCTTTGATAAGGTCTTTAATAAAACTCATGTAAAGAAATCAAATAGTGTAGCTGTTCGTTCAGTTTGCCAACCGATGGTGTCAAGGATGACTTGCAGAGGATCAATGAACGATTTCTGAAACATTGTATCATAATCGATCATTCCATGCAAGTCAAACTCTTGTGGTAATTCAGTGATAAATGAAATGACATTTCCACCTGTTCTATTTGGATTCCTCAAAAATATGTAACGAATCTTCTCACCATCAGCGATGAGATTGTATTTATTTGTCAGTTTCTGCTGACGAAGAAAGTGGTTGAACATGATACAACCACGGACATGAATGGGACATCCTTTCTTGTAAAGCGTGGAGACATCCATGAATTTGGAGATGTTATTGCCAGTCCGTGGAAATGCAATTTCATGAGGTGACATCTTACCGAACTCATGCCGTTTATCAGCGATGAACTCAATCAGATCATCCTCTGTGCCCGACATAATGATGTTTAGGGAGTCTTTGATGTATTGACGGACAGGCTTCGGTGTAGAGGATTTTACAGCCTCGATGCCCATCATTTTGAGCTTGGGTTCTTCATAACGAACACCCTCATTGTCCCATACATTCAGGATATATCTCTTCTTTGCAGTCCAGATTCCACGCTCAGCGATGCATTCTCGCTTCATCACGAGTGTCTTCTCATAACAATTAAGATAATCACTCAACTCATCATAAGATTTTGTAATGAATGGTTCAATCACATTCTTACAGAAATCATTCAGAATCGAGACAGTTCGTTCACTTGATAAAACATTGTCGGATGTAACCCTATCCACAAGATTACCGAGATTAAGGTAGATAGAGTCAGTATCCGACGCAACAACGTAATCTTCTCCATCAGTTTTCAAAGTCTTGTTTACAAATTCATTTAGTTTCCTTTCAATCCAACGGATAGCCACCTGACCCGTACATGTTATGGCTTCCGCATTTTCCAGTCGATAATGTCTGAAGTATTGATTACCAATTGCGCCATATAGAGAGTTCAGACAAATCTTTCTAACCATCTGAAAATTAGAATACTTTGTGACATCCTTGATTGTCTGAGCGTGAAGCTCAAGTAATTGTTTATCACTCAGTTTCGATAAGTCAGCACCTGATGCCTCAATCTTCTGTTCTGGTCCTTCGCCAGCTCCACCAATGAGGTAACCCATTACTTCAGACCTCGCTTCTTCATTTCAGATTCAACATCAACTAACAATTGTTTATATTTTAACATCTTTTTCTTATATCCTACCCTCTCTTCATACATCTTGATGACTAACTCGGGCATCATACCTCTATTCTCTTTTGAATAGAGAGCACCATTGGCAGCCAGAGCATAGTCACCAGGTATAGACACCTCTTCAGTCTTATCAATCAACTTCATATGATGAACATCACATCTTTCATTCGTAATCAGAGTCTCAGGTGAGATGTTCAGGAATCGAATGAGGGATGGATACAGGGAGTTGAGGTCAAAGGAACAGATCCAATCGTAGGCTCCAGGGACGGGCTCCTTCACATAAGCACCGACGAACTGATCCGGCTTATCTGATCTCTTTAGCAGAGGCAGAACAATGTCCCTGTCCTTCAGGTAATTGTAAATGATGATGTCCCAGAGACGAACCTGAGCAAAGGTGTCGGTGTAATTGCATTTGGCATCATAAGCCATCAACATCACGAGGTCGATGAGCTTCATCTTCTCTTCCAGTTTGTCGACTAGATCGACGTCAACGAGGTTGTAATCAACGAACTTAGTCCATCCATTTGTATAGAACTCTTTGAATGTCTCAAACTCAGAGTGATCTAGTTTCTTCTGTCCTAACTCTACCTCAGCGATGTAATCAAGACGATAGGACTCTT